ATACGCTGTCTCCTACAATAAATGAACAAGGTAACAACGGAAAGCGGTCTAGCGCACTAACCTCCAGTCTAGTAGTAGTTACCACCGTGTCAATTACAAATTCTAAGTTACCAGTGAATCCGTCAACAAACATACCGCCTGCAAACACCTGACGATCTTTGCTTCTTGAAAAGCTGGCACATTCTTGGAAGTAAGGCGACCTAGATAGAATTTGACCTGTAGGATCAAGTACTCCCATAAAGCCGCCGTGGCCAATAGCTGAAAGAGCCTGCCAACGCACTGCATCACCGGCCAAGAACACATCCATCTCTTGATTTTCTAGAGGATAGTTTACGCTGCCTGATCCATCTATAACATCTTTCAAGGCAGTGAGCAGAGCAGTGATCACAGCATCTGCTCCAGACTCTGAAGTAAAGGCTGGATCTCGTATCTGTGGAACTGCAGTTTGTTTAAGACCAGTGATCACAGTATTGTCAATAATGGCCTGCATTAGGGATTCAAGATGAGTTAATACAGCAAGATATTCGGACAGTTGGGTAGTAATCGCTACTATTGCACTGGCACTTTCATAATATTTTAAACCAGCACTGATAGTTCTATTATATTCACCGTATTTTAAATCGAATATAAATGCATCGGCTAATAGTCCCACGTCTCTCTTACAGAGTAATTCGTTGTACTCAAATAGTGGTGTGAATGGCGGCACACTGTTAGTGATGTTGTAGTTCATCCATGCAATAATTTCTTCTTGCAGGAATGTTCTGTTCAATTCTAAAAGTTCTGCAGCAGCGCGATACGCACCTTTGTTTTGTATTTTTGGATAGACTGGCTGGCTGGGATCGTCGAGATAATGATAAGCAAATTCTGTAGTGGCATGAGTAACACTGATGCCATCTATTACTAGATCTCTACGGAACTTTTGAAATGCCCAAGGTGAACTTGATGTGCCAGGCCGAGGTCTAAAAATAACTCTACGGAATTCATCTCCTACAATAGAACAGTTATCTGGTAGTTTCAGTGGATAGTTTTCATAGTATTCACCAGATTCTACCAATACACAGATCTGTATGTTTTTTGATATATCTCCGTAGGAAATAACTTCACCTATTTCAAACGTTCCAGACTTAATGTCAACATCAAATATTTCTCTACCCTCACTGTCCAGTGCACCACTGTGTGACAGTATCTGTGCCAATGCTCCTGAATTTTCACCGCGTAAGAACAGGCCTTCTCGAATATCTCTACCTCTCACAGATTCAGGAGTAGTAGTGAGAACATCACCGGTAAAGTCTGTACGGAATCCTTCAGTTTTTATCAAGAATCTTGGTAGATCAACAGATAGAATAGGTAATGATGTAAACCCAGATCCTCGATCAGTAATCGTGATACTGGTTATTACACCAGCTGTTGCCACGGCTGTACCAAAAGCTCCAAGGCCTCCGCCACCTGAAATACGCACAGATACTAAGGTATATCCTGTACCACCATTGACAATAGCTACTGAATTTAATCTATAAGTTAAATCGAAACTAGCACCGACTCCAATTGCACCTATACCTGCGGGAGCCGCCGAGGTTGTTATAGCTGCGATAACTGCAGTTGATCCTGGTAACGTAGCATAAGATCCAGATGAAAGTATTCTAAAAGTTAGAATAGCTCCAGGAGTGGTTAGGGTTGACAAAATTTCGATAACACAGCTACCTGTGCCTGTACCGCCTGCAAGAGTTAGAATGTCTCCAGGATAATAGTTGGTACCAACAGAATTTAACCTGACAGTATCCACACTTAGTCTTACTGAACCTACAAATCCAGTTCCTGATATAGGGGATGGTTCTACAGCTTCTAAAGTACATTCAAGAGAACCGTTGTCGTAGGTCAATACCTTTTTATAAGGGCCAATTTGTACTGGAGCTTCTAAAACCAGTTCCTCTGCACGTTTTAATGCTGCCTCTAGACTGCGATAAGCATAGGCCAATGCTCGACCCTGTATAGCTTTGGATACACCTGGGCGTTCATCTGCCCCACTCAGCGCAACATACAAGTTGACTGAGGATCCAAATGCAGAACTATCAACATACCGTTTAGTAGCTGCAATCAATCCACCATAGGTTTCGTCGTCGTCTGGCTCTGGATCTCTAGAAAGAATCAACGGGCCAGTCATACGTCCAAATGAAGCGTCTTGTTGACCGGTTTCTGGATTTACACTGTTAACTCCAGCTCGACTAACTTTACTGTCTGCATAGGCCTTGTTAACTAATTCGTGGTTAAAGATCGGCTGTAATGGTAAACCGGTGGTTCCAGAGTCTATGATTCTATATTGTTCTCCACCTGATCTTAAGGATAAATCGCCGCCTAGTTTTGGAGTTGGGTCAGCTGCAATCGAAGCAAATTCTGCGCTGATAGTAATTTCGCTAGGGTTACTGGAAAAATCAATGCTAATACCATTACCTGGTATCAGCTGTTTAAATGCCAATCCAGATTCTGTATTATTAACAGTTACAACCGGAGTACCACCTGTAACGGGATCGTTTTGTCCTATATAGCTGTCTGGTGTGTCATCTAAGCCAATAAACTTTAATCGTTCACCCAATCCCAGCGAGCTGTACAGCTCTCGAAAGTTGTCGTTTACTTTTCTAAACGAGTCGCGAATACTGTCGCCTGTGCCGTCGTTACCTATTGTACCGATGTCAATTTGTTTTCTTGCCATGTTTTAATCCTAGAATGAGCAATTGCTCTAGTATTTAGCCCAATATTTTAAAAGCCGGATGTAAATACTTGATGTTCTTAAAAATAGAAACGCAAGAAAATCAATACCTAAGACGCAGTAAATGCGGTCTAGAACACGTTTTCTCTAGAAAAAAAACACTAGCGGTATTTCGATGTGATAACTGCGATAACGAATTTCAGAGAGATCTAAAACACATGGATCGTAAAAGATTAAGCAACAACTACTTTCATTGTTGTAGTGGTTGTGACCCTAAGAGATTTGCTCAACGCAAGGGTGTTGAACAGAAGAAAATATGGGATATGCCTGCTAGTACGACATTACCTGTGGGCAAATACTAAATTCTAAATGATTCGCCACAACCACAGCGATCTTTTTCTTGTGGGTTTTTAAAGTCAAATCCTTCATTCAGTCCTTGTTTGATCCAGTCCATTTCCACACCTTCAACATAGGCTAGACTTTTTGGATCTACAAAAACATGCACCCCATGACTAACAAAGCTCATGTCTTCAATAGCAGGTTGATCTACGTACTCTATAACATAAGCAAGACCTGAGCAGCCAGTAGTTTTTACGCCTACTCTAATGCCCAATCCGCTGCCTCTACGCTTTAGATTAGTTCTAACCTTTTCCGCAGCTAATTCAGTTAGCAATATCATGTTTGGCCCTATAATCTGCTATTGCTGCTTTGATCGCATCCTCAGCAAGGATCGAACAGTGAATCTTAACCGGAGGCAAGGCAAGTTCTTCTGCAATCTCAGAGTTCTTAATCGCGCCTGCTTGCTCCAGCGTTTTACCCTTGACCCATTCGGTAACGAGAGACGAACTCGCAATAGCCGATCCGCAACCGTAAGTTTTGAATTTTGCATCTGTTATAACTCCGTCTTGAACTTTTATCTGTAACTTCATTACATCACCGCAGGCTGGAGCTCCCACCATGCCTGTGCCTACAGTATCATCTATTTCCATCTTGCCTACATTACGTGGGTTTTCGTAGTGATCAATTACTTTATCTGAGTATGCCATATTACACTCCTAGTCTAATATTCACAACATTCCAATTGATAATTCGCCAAATATTAGCAAGATACTTTGCTTTGTCCTGTTGATAATCAAGAGCCCATGCATGCTCCCACCAGTCTATTAGCAGTGCAATCTTCATTGATTTCTTATACTCATGATTGGGTATGACATGCAGTTTACCCGCAGTGTCCATGTAGACCCATCCGCTGCCTTGTATACCCATTGCAGTTTTTTCCACTGCATCTTTGAACTTGTCGAAATCTCCATACTCTTGATCTATGATAGATTTACTGAGCCCCGTGGGTTTATTAGCTGCTCTGGGCGGGGTAAGATTGGCAAACCACGTGTTGTGAAGTATAGCACCGCCGTAGTTAAAATCAGCATCGCCTTCCCCTGCATTATAGCGTTCTGAGTATTTGGCAGCTAGCCCATCATAGTGATATTTGATCGTAGCCTCGCTCATAACAGGATCAAGCTCGTTATGTTTAAACGCTAGCTTTTCTTGATACAGTTCTCTACGATCTGCAGATTCAGTTAGACTTTTAATAAAATGTAGTGTCATACTGTATTTACCGTATAAATAAACCACAAGGAGATTTAACCATGTTAGAATTTATTAAAAAAATATTTGGCGGTAAAGAAGAAGCAGCAGCTCCAGCACCATATAAAGTTGAAGAACCTAAAGCAACTTCGGTTGTGGAAAAGGCTTCCGAGACAATGGTTAAATCTGTAGCCAAAGCTCCAGCTAAGCAGGCTCCAAAGAAGCAAGGCGCACCTAAGAAACCAGCTGGTGCCAAGAAAAGCCCGCATAAGCCAAAATCAAAGGCCTAATAGTTTAGCTTCTTCGTAGAGTGCGAACGAAGCAAGATTTTTTGCTTTTGATTCGCACATGATATCTGCAACAGGTCTGAAACTCAGTGCCCATTCATTAACTGCTGTATTCCAGTAGAAGTTTGAATGTGCTCTGAGTTTTGCTTTTTTGTGTCCGCTTTCTAGTAGCGGCCAAAGATCGGGGCGCTGGTGTTGGGGATGGTTAGTAAGATGCTCTTCCCGTGATACACTGTAATGTATAACAGGACGCTGACCACACCAGCTATCACTAATCCTTTTAACACGGTCGTCAGTAGCTTCAATATATTCTCCAGATTTAATCCAATGGTGATGTATGTCTAAGACTAGAGCACAGTGATCAACCAGCTCAAGACTGTGTTCAATGCCCCAGGTCATTTCGTCGTTTTCGATTGTAAGGGTATTGCGAGCTTCGGGTGTCATGCGACTTAGTGCGTTAATAATGCCCTGCGGTCCTTGCCGACCTGCAATATGCACATTAATTTTAAAGTCTTGGAATGTTTGACCATAGCCCATCCACCGAGCCATGTCTACATGATATTCAAATTCGTCTATTGAACGACCTACAATATCCGGGTTATCGCTAGCCAACACAGTAAACTGACCAGGATGAAAGCTGAGCCTAACATCACGCGAGCGAGCCAAATCCCCCACTTGCCGAAATGCTCTTTCACAATAGGCTCGGACATCGGGAGTCCGCCAAAACCAACTCCAAGTTGACTCAGTGTACACAGGAAGCACATCGCTGCCCAATCGTACCATTCTAAGATCTTCATCTAACTCTCCTACTCGTTCCACTAGTTTGTGACACGATTCTATATTCTGTTCCATCAAAGACCATAGTTTAGCCACAGCTACATCTTTGGTCTGTCTATTTAACCAAGCAACAGTAGTGGATCCTGTGTTATACTTCTTACAGTCGTCTTTGGGTTTAATGCCGTCTACTTGGTCAGGACGGTCGATCCATTTACAGGCAAAGCCAATTCGTTTTTTCATTTTTTAATTTCGAAGTGTTCTAGCAAATCACTGCCTGTTCGATCGGCATATTCGTCCATGAATCTGGCACACTCTTTTACTAACTCTTGAGCAAACTCTTCCGACTTTAATTTCCATAACGGACTATCGGCTATGGTAAAATTTGTCTGTTCTGCTATCTGTTTGATCTTACTGTTCATGCTATTATTATAGCACAGTTACCGCCAGTTGTCAACGACAAATTTATCCTGAACTGCACAGGGATTTGGGTCTCCGTGAAATACAGCCACGGCACACTCCGGATGTACAACTATGTCATCTTTGACAGTTTTGAACTGTCGTTTACCATTTACCACAGCTAAATCTTCACGACTGCGTATTTCCCACTTGTAGCTTTGTATCCATTCTCTAGGCCAAAACTTTATTTTGTTTTGGCACAGTTTCCAAATCCAATCTTGATCTCCCTGCAGTCTTTGAGCATCTGCGGGCTTAGATTTGAACTGTTCGTAGATATAACTTTGGGTTCCGTGAGTCCAGGCCATAACAGAACTGTTGAGATATTTCCAACTTGCATAGAATTTTCTATTAAAATCATGGATGCCCATAAATTGATCTTGACAATAAAGACCTAGCTTATCTATATTGGAACAGATTACAACGTCAAGATCAAAATATAAGATTCTACCTCTCAGCGGTAGATTAGAATCAAACATGTGTACTTTATGCCACCATCCTCTTTGATAGTTAGCATTGGGTTGATAGATAGTTCTTACACCTTCAATGGTGTGCTGATCGTCAGTGAGACAGGCAAACTCATAGGGTATGGTCATGTGTCGACTGACCATATTACGCAGTCTCTCCACATATTCACGGCCATATTTGTTGCCAAATCTCACACAAAGGACTGTGAGTTTTCCGTCCAACTCTGGAGAAATATCTTTTTCTGCTTTAGATAATGCCTTTAGTGCCTTGGCTTCTCTCTTGATTCGTTTACGTTCTTCTTTTGACAAGTCCATCTATGGCTACCAGCTCTTCTAAAATATTTTTAAGATTGTCCAGTTTAATCATATTAGGACCATCACTAGGGGCATTGTCTGGATCTTCGTGAGTTTCCATAAACACTCCTGCTACACAGCCAGTGGCTACAGCGGCCCTCGCCAGGTAGGGCACCATTTCGCGGTCTCCGCCTGAGACTGATCCCAAGCCTCCAGGCTGTTGTACAGAATGTGTTGCGTCAAAGACCACGGGATAACCAGTACGTGCCATAATAGGTAGACTGCGCATGTCCACCACAAGATTATTGTATCCATGAGTGTATCCTCTTTCGCATAACATGATGCGTTCGTTGCCTGTTGAAGCAATCTTTGCCGCAACATTTTTCATATCGTGCGGAGCAAGGAACTGTCCTTTCTTCACATTAATTGCACAGCCAGTGGCACCAGCTGCTAATAGTAAATCTGTTTGTCTGCACAGAAACGCAGGAATTTGTAGCACATCAATTCCCGCATCAGCACAAATCTGTGCTTGATATGTTTCGTGAATGTCAGTTAATATAGGAATACCAAACTCATGCTTGATGGAATTTAGAATTTTAAGACCTTCGTCAATGCCAATGCCTCGTTGTGTATTAACACTAGATCGATTGGCTTTGTCAAAACTGCTTTTATATATGAGATCGATATCTAAATCATCACAGATTTCTTTGACACGACCTGCAGTCTGTTCAGCATGATCCTGGCTTTCAATTTGACATGGACCTGCTATAAGAAATATTTTGTTATTGTTGCCGGCAATAACTCTGTTTATTGAAAATGTACGCATAGAATTATTTACCTCGGTCTATGCGTACACTAAATTAACCTTCGTAGACAGCGGCATTAGCACCATGTTCAAACACTTTCACTGAACGCAGTCGAACACCTTGCCCTACAGGATAACGATTTTCAAAGGTTTGTAAAGTACCACCTTTGTCGTTTTTAAGATGCCATGCCCGACCACTTTGATAGGTTTTGATAATTTCATTTAAAATATTAAATGCCATTTCACTGAACTTCTCACAGCCCACAGCAGGAACAATTCGAAGATCACAAATACCGCCACGATCTTGCAGTCCCAATGCTGCCATATCTTTGAACTGTGGCAGAAAAGGATCATCCTCAGCAACTACCAGTGTGTGATCAAATGTGTATTCTAGCCAAGATTTAAATGCTTTGAGTCCACCAAAGTCCATGACCCAATTGCGATCATCTAGAGTTTCACTTTCAAACTCTACATGAACACCAATTGAATATCCGTGTAGCAGTGAGCAATGACTATGTGTGCTTCGCCACTGCCTAAAACAACAACTAAGTCCAATTTCGTTGCCGTACGTCTTTGTTGAAATATATTTTGCCATCTCTAGTCTCCTTAATGATTTGAGCAAGTTTGATGACTGCAGAATTTTTATAGAGGGATGATGCCATAAAGTCCTCTGTGTTGCTGTGTGTCTAATGTAATATTATATTACCTTTGTATTTATAATGCAACAAATTTCACATTATTTTTCTGCCATTCTTTGGGCATGGTCCATCCAGCGTGATTGATTACAGTAAATTGGCTCTGTGGATAGTGTTTGAATATCAGTTCAGTGTGATATACCCAATATGAATAATCTACAGCCTGCGCATCTGCTTTGGCATAGTTTGGTGTACCTTTGTAGAGATTGTTTACTCTATCATGTGTGGGGTATAGATCAAATCCCACTAGAGTAATTTCTTTAAATCCTAAATGTGCTGCCAATAAAATAGCATAACAGCCACTGCCCCAATGATCGGGTTGATCTCTTTTTAACTCTCCAACGACAGGAATCGGAGGAAGATGCTGTATTCGTTTGTTTTTAAGTATTTTACGGAAATAATGATACCAACCGTCTCTGACATAGATCAGTGTGTCATTAATATCGGGATTGACAATTGCTTCAGCAACCATTCTGCGGTCACAGCAGATCAAATGATCGACTTTAATATCTCTATGAATACCATTACAGCCAATTAAGACGTGTGTTGATAGATACGATTCTAGATTAACACCACGTCTGCTTTCGCCGTTGCCAACAACCACAGCTTGAGACATTATTCGATCCTACCGAATCCGCTCCATAGGCCTGGATTGCCCGCTCTTGTACAGACCCAACCAATGAATCTTCCAGGTTGAGGATTGTTATTCCACAGAATATCACCTTCATTAAATGCTCCACTGGTAGGAGCATCACTGCCGCTGAGATGTAATTTGTCGTTGAACTTAATAGCACCACTGACATGAAGGTCGGTTCTTGGGTCAATAGATGAAACATTTACACCTAATGAACCTACAATCTTAACCTTTGTAGGTCCAAAATTTGGATTACCTAGGGTAATATCACCACCTGC